AAAACTCACTTCAGAACTTTTCAAAAGATTTAATAATATTAATGAAATCATGAGCGATGTTTATGTTTTAAATGAAAAAGCAAAAATTACAAATTATATTATTTCAAATTATAACAATATCAACACGACAGAACCCTATAATCACAGAAATCTTTGGAGAGTATCATCTTCATTGGAAAAAATACATGAAAATTTCAATCAAATAAATGATTTTATGGAATCATCAGTCAAGATATTGAAGTTTTTGAAGGACAATAAGGTTGGAACTGTTTTTAATGATCGCAAAGATGAATTCAAAAAACATGCAAAGGAAATTGATAATATGATGGCAAAATTGAAGGATATTGGAATAAAATTTAATTCTCAAAACATGTATTCATCAGTTATGTTAAAAAACATATTAAACAATAATTTTGAAAGCATAAATAAAGAAAATGTTATTAAAATGTTACAAAGTATATCAGAGATATCAAAAAGTATTGATGATTATAAAAGAACAGTCGAAAATGATATTGAAAAAAATATGAATAAAAATGTTGCTGATTCTTTCAATAAAAAAGCTATTGACAGTGATAGATTAATATATTTTGTTTTATTGAATTATATAATTGTCATTGCAATAACAAATTTTATTATCTAATTAATATATTAAATGACAAATAGTATATATTTGATAGGTAATAAAAATGATTTTCAAGAATATGTACAAAATCCTGATAATATTAGTTCATTACCTGTGAAAAACATACCTGCTGCGTATTTTCCATTCTTTTACTCTTCAAGTGAATCTTCTGTAAATAAAATGAAAACTCTGTTTCCACTTTTTGAAACAAATGATTTAAAAACTTCCAGGAAAAATAAATCTGCTCAACACAATATTGATACTGAAAAACTTTTCGCTTCATTATCAATTCTTGAAGAAGACTATCAACCTTATAATAATAATAACATTAAACATATAACAACTTTTTTATTTATTTGTTTTATTATACTCTCTATGATAGTTCTCAAATTCATTAACTACTTTTTTGAAGATACATATATCTATATTATATCGGGAGCTATAACATTTTTTCTTGTAATTTGTCTTATGTGGGCTTTTGTTATAACGGGTAATGGTATTTAATTTTTTTTATCTATGAATAACATAAGGAGAAACATTTGAATGTTTAACAATTATTTTGCTGATTTTTTGAAAAAATTTGAGATGAATTTTAAAAATTTGCAACATAGTGTTCCAGAAGGTATTGTTACTAAAAAAGGTGTTAGTATCGATTTCATCAATGATGACTTGGTAAAATCTATGGATAAAAAAAAATACGATTTCTATGTACAATTTATGGCAGAAATTGATAAAAATCCTGAAAATTTCAAAAAAGTACTTTATGAATATAAACTTATCAAGAATGATCAGGAAAAATTGGATAAACTTTTGGATGATATTGCGAAACAATACAACAAAATTTTTTCGGTTACAGATATGAACGCTCTTGCAAATGAAAATATATACAATGCCATAATGAATGATAAAAAGGAAAATGAAGGAACAAAATTAAAAGAATTCGAAAGTACTATAGAAAAGAAATACATTGGTGAAGGAGTACCTGATACAAACAAAATATTCAACTTGACTGGAGGCGGAGACGGAGACGGGGATGATTTGCGAAAACTGAATGAAAAAAAACAAGAAATACAATCTCGGAAAATGAAATATTTGGATAATATTCAAAAATATAAGGATATTTACAAAAAGGATCAAATATTGTCAACTTACAATGATAAAATTGATACTGTTATGAATGATGAAAATGTTATGAGTGACTACAAAAAGGCAAACATGGTCAAAAATGTTATAGATGAAATAGAGGATGAGGACAATAGATATTCTATAAATCAATTATATATATCAAAAGAAGATAAATTAGTATTTATCGGTGTAACATTTTTAATAAGATTACTTGCTTTATCTTTAGTTGATTGGTCTCTGAAAACAAATTATGTTGTATCGTTTACAGATGCTTTCTTAATGTATATTTTTCTTTATACGGTTTTTATCATATTTATTATTGTTATAGTAAACATTTCATACAATATGCCTCTTTCGCAAATATATAGCAGCGATTCCACAATTTTATCTAAACTTTCAGGAACATTGTATTACTTCTATTTGATTCCTGGTCAAAGATTACAAAATTCAGGTAGAATTTTATTTCATTTAGGATTGTTATATTTTGTCACAATTGTATCAATTATTATTAAACAAACACGAAAAAGAAATTATGATGAAAAAGATCAATTTGAACGATATGATTATTCGTATAAACGTGAGGTCCGAAATACACTGAGTTCTTTTACTTTAACTGCATGGATATTTCTTTCGTTTTTAGTTATAATGTGATGAAAATATTTATTTCTGTTATTTAGAGGTATCCAATAAAACATTTCGTTTGAAATGAAAGATGCAGATGCAAGAAATCAAATGATTAGCGAAGTGACAAAAGATGAAATATTAAGAGATGACGAATATCAGACACTCAATATAAGAAAGAAAATCAATAAATTTTTGGATTTGACAGAAAAAAAGGAAGTACAAAAATTACAAACCAAAATTAATGATCAAAAATTAAAACATCTTGATGAAAAAATAAGAAGTGAAATAGAAGAAAAAAAGAAAGAAGTTGATTACGAACAATTAGAAAATCAAATTCGGAAAGCAAAGAATGATATTGCAGAAATAAAAGTCAAACCTCCTTCATGTGATTCGGAGAAAGATGCTGCAATTATAAAAAAAAGAACAATTCAAATAAGAGATTCCAAAAGATTACAAAAAGAAATCCTCGATAGTTTGAAACAAAATTCAAAGTGGGTAAAAGAGAAACAAAGTATTGAAGATAAAAAATCAGAGATACAATTGACTCCTGAAGAAACCATTGATTTATCAAAATATAGACGATTTTTTGCCAATATTTACAATGGCGATGATGAAGATGTAAAAAATAGATGTACTGGAACAATATATGAATGTTTTTCTCAAAAATTTAAAAAGGCAAAATCATTTTATCAAAATGAAACTCAAAAAGTTGAAAAGATGAAAATGCTTCTCGAAAAACTATTCGATAGCAAAATAAGTAGCATAGCTGATCCTACATCAACTAAAAAGACATATGATTATTTAGTTGAAGAATTAAGAAAACGTATCGGAAACAAATCACCAGAATCACCAGAATCACCAGAATCACCAGAATCACCAGAATCACCAGAATCACCAGAATCACCAGAATATGTAATTGATAAATTGGAAGAACCATTTAACGCTAAATATATCAAATATGCTAAAACTGTATATTTAGATGATCTTAAAGAATCAACTGGAATTGTGCCTGAATATTTCAAGTTGTTTTCAAAAGAACAATTTGAAAATGCAACTGATACATTTTATAATAAATTCAGTACAAAAAGTGATAATGAGAAAATGGTGAAAATGATCAACAAAGAAGCGTGGGAAGGTATTGGTAGCAACATTAATAAATTTGATACAGATCTTCTTTTAAATGCTGATATTCCGAAAGAAGTTCTTTTGAAACTTGATAAGGATAAACAACCTGTATTGTATGTAAAAAATCCGAAAAAATATGCATTTTTTGAAGATAGCGTTAAAGCTAATAAACAAATTATATCAGAAAAATCAACAATTGATGAAATAAAATCAGCTTTGTCAAACTCGTATAAACAAATTAATTTGGAAGAAATTAAATTGGTGTACAATAAAATTGAACAGACGGTGGACGAAAATGTTAAAACAGAATTAAAAGATGCACTTTTTCTCAAATTAACAAAAGAAAATGTAAATGCCATAATGACACAAGAAAATAATGATGAAATAAAAAAAGAAAAAGCATATATCGTAGATCTTATTATCGAAAAAGAGAAATATAGTTTATTTAATTTGGTTCAATTTCCAGAAGATGAAACTGATGAAAATGAAAAGAAAATAAAAGAAGGTATTACAGAACTCTCATATAGTGATTTATTATCTTTATCTAAAGAATTGGGAAACTCAGAAGAAACATCTTTAAAACATTACGTGAAAGGCGAAATTAAAAAAAAAGAGGATGAAGATAAGAAGGAGATTTTACCAAGTATAAAAAATATGTTATTGGGCAATTTTTTATTGGGAGAATTTGGAAAAAAATCAAATGGTTTTAAGTACAAAGCTCCACCGATGATGGGAGGAAAATGTGAAGAGATGACAGGAGGAAAAAGTGAAGAAAAAGACAAAAGTGATGAAAGCAAAACTCTGACAGTATCCTCAAATTTTAATACAGAGATGTTTGAAAAATGGATTGATTCTCTTGAAGATGAAAAAGAAGTTATAGATATTTTCAAAATTATCAATTTAAACAAATTCTCGGAAATAGCTACAGATCCGTCTAAACCTGCTGAAAAAATTCCAGAAATTGTTAGTGTAATAGAAACTAATAAAAAAGAAATTAAAAAATACAATAGTAGTAAAAATACAACAAATATCAAAAACCTTGAGAATATAACAAATAGTATAAAATCTTCCTTAAAATCTTTAGAAAAAAATGGTATCGTAAAATCTACAAAGAAAGATGAAATATCTAATCAAATTAAAAATGTTAGAGATTATATTTCATATATTCAAGAATATGATAAAAAAGTGAAGGATATAAATACATTAATGAATGACATGAGTTCCAAAAAAGAAAGTTGGGACAGAATAAGTAAAGGAAATTCGCAATCGCAAAATATAGTTGCAGAAATCAATAGTCTTGTCAAAAAGTTAAACGTTATTATTGAATCATATTTTTCAAATGAAATGTCTAATAAAACTATTAAAACAACACCAACAACAGAAAATCAACCACAAAATGCATCAGGGGGATCACCAGAAGCAGTTTCATTACAAGATATAAAAGAAAAGGCATCCAACTCAATCAATAAAATGATTGATATCTTTAAGGAAATATTAAAAAAGAAAGGAAAGTCTCTTGGTAATAAAGAAGATGAAACAGAAGGCAAATATTCTGAATTATGGAAAAAGTATGTCAAAGATATCAACGATGAAGATAAGCAAATTGAAAAATCAAGAGATATGTTTTATAAATCTTTTAAAGCTAATAATTTAGATCCAACAGATGCTCTTGTTTTAACAAATGATAATAGAGTTGTGTTTGTGATAACAATTTTCATATTTAGACAAATATCACTTGCTGTAACAGAAAGACTTATTGAATCAGGATATATTACGACATTTCATAATTCGTTATTTGTTTACAGTGTAACATATATTTTTCTCATACTCTTGACACTGCTTATAGTGAATATAGATGAATATAAGTTTCGTATAATATTCAATCATTTCAACATGCATAATGGTGTATCAAAAATATTATATCATGTAGTTATCAAATTATCATTGATTATTATGTTATATTCACTTGCAAATAAAATGAACCCTTCAATGAACAAAGATCTGAATAAACTTAGCGAACTTGACAAAATGCATTTAATATATAAATTAGAAATAATAACCATATCAGTGTTTTGTTTAATATCAATTATTGAATTCATGTAAAATCCTAAATTGTTTTATAGAGTTATAATCTATTTTTAGCATCGTTTAATCTATAAATATCATATGCTAAGTATGATGCAAATATAAGCCATAGTAAATATGGAATTACTAAATATATTGATATGAAGTTGTTTGTTGTATAAAATTGCATAATCATCATAATACATGTAATAAGTGTTAGTATTGTTATGACGAAAGCTAACAATAGATTATTCGCTCCGAACATAATTGGTGTAAATGTCAAATTGAAAGCTAAATTCACGACTGGTATGATCCAATACCAAAACGATTTATCATATATACCAAAATACAGGGATATTCCAAGAAGCAAATATAAAATAGGCCACACTATCGAAAAAGTTATTGATGGTGGTGTGAGTTCTGATTTTTTCAAATTTCTATACCATTCTCCATCCGCTTTGTATAATAAAGACGATGAAGACCCTAAAATCAAAGGTGATAATATAAATGCTACCTTTGATATTTCCATTTTATTTGTTTTTCTTTCTATAAATAATAAATAATTAATTTGAGATATCGTGCTGTGCTACTACTTCCAAGATCTATACTCTGATCGTTTGAAGATAGGCTTAAGGAATTTTATGATTTTGAGTACATGTTTATAACTTTTTCTAAAAAATAAAATAAGTTTATGAAATTCTAAAATATATAATGAAATGTACTCTTTTTAGGGGCTTAAGGAATCTTATAATTTTGAGTACATGTTCATAACTTTTTCTAAAAAATAAAATAAGTTTACAAAATTTTGAAATATGTGAAGGAATGTACTCTTTTTAGGGGCTTAAGGAATCTTATAATTTTGAGTACATGTCAGTGACTTTTTCTAAAAAATAAAATAAGTTTATAAAATTTTAAAATATGTAGTGAAATGTACTCATTTTAGGGACTTAAGGAATTTTAAGAAAATTAAACAATTGTTAAGAAAAAATGAATATCATATTATATATAATATCAATTCAATTATGGGAGGAGGAATGTCTTCTGAAAAATTTAGACATCAGGAAAACTATGTTATGAAAAATATCGAAAAAGAAAAAAAACGTATGTCACATTATAAAAACTGTAATGGAAAAAATCGTTATAATGACGAACAAATAAAAATGAAGTTGAGACAAGAATATAATAACAAAGGACACTTTAAGAATTGTATTAATAAAGACGATTTCATATGTCATGCGCATTGGAACTATAACAAAAATTATTAAAACAAAATCTACAATTCGATATTACCTCAAAAAAAGTAAAAAGTTTCTAATAAAGACTTTTTATACATTTGGAATATAGTTAATAATAAATGAGAACTGTTGACAAGTATTCATAACAACAGAACTAATTAACTCATCTATTTTTATATTATTACTATTTGTGATTTCAAAGGAATTCTTATCAGTTTCTATTATTTTTTCAAAAATTTGTTTCCCCTTTTTCAGATGAATACATAATATAGATCCTTTTTGTAAATCTTCTGTATTCAATTTGATTTTTAAGTTATTATTTGATAAAACTGCAACCTCATCAATATTTATAGCATCATTACCGATTTGTATCTCATTATCGTATAAATCAAATATTGTTAATTTCCAAATACCACTATCAAGTAAAATATTTTCAATATCATCACATGTTTTCCACACATCCCATAATGAGTTTTCTTGAAATAACGTAAATATATACATGTCACTCTGCATATCATTAGATATTTTGAGTTTGATAAAAGGAGTTGTCATCGAAATAAAATGAGGTAATATAAGATTACCAGGGAACAGTAAATAGTTTTTCGTATTGATATCAATTTGCTTTTGGAAACCATTTATATATGGATACTTTATCCAATCTCTTGTAGCAGAATTGAACACCATAGATTTATATAGAGATTTTTGTGATATATTTGGTTGTAATGTAAAAGAAACAGATGGTGTATGCTTTGTATTTATATCAGATTCGAAAGTTTCCAATTGAGTTGCTTCTTCATAAACAGGAATAATAGATCTTTTTTTTTCCAATTCTTTTAATTTCAAATTAATCATTGTTTCGTCTGAAAATTCATTTTCTAAAGAATAGTCAGAACTTTTTGGTTGAGCATTTGATTCAATAGCTTTGTTTATATTTTCTTTTTCTATAAATTTTTCATAAATACCTTTAATTTTTGATAAGGTTATTGTATTCAATTCACCAACATTTTTATCAGCATGTTGATATTCTTTATAAATATGTTGAGAAACCTTTTTAATTAACTCTTCAAGTTTTTCTTTTGATAAAGAAACATTGAATTTGTCATTCAGCATTCTATTGCAAGCAACAAATATTTTGATTGAATTTTGACTACTGAAGAATTCATCCATATTTAAAATATAATAATATATTCAAAACAATAAAAAAAACACGATTATTTAATAATTCATCTTCCTGTTGCTTTTGCTTCTTCAGCTTTCGCAGCAGCAAGTTTAGCGGCACTGGGTGGGAAATGATGAGCAATCAATCTTTGAAGAATGAAATATGTTACCTTTTCTCCTTCTTTGACTGCAAGAATTGTCTTAAGTTTTTTATCAGGGAAAAACTCTCTGCGATTTTCGGGATTATTAAGATTATGTTGCTTAACATAAGAATTGATATGTCTTGTAATTTCAGTTCTTGACATCTCAGTTCCCTTATCTACACCGATAAAAGAACAAAGTTCATCTGAGATTTTACAAGGTTTGGCAAAACCGGAAGGAGTTTTCTTAGCCTTATCCTTCTTTTTTTGTACCTTATCGATGATCTTTTTTTGTTTATCAAATTCTTTAATAAGAAGTTTGAGAGACAATTGAACACTCTTTACATGCGATGATAGTGCAACTACTTTCTCAAGAAGATTTCCAATAACATCATCACATTCACCTTCTTTTGTAACATTACCTTCAGTAACAGGTACGACAACTGGTTCAACAACGGGTTCTGAGACAGGAGTCGCCTCTTTCTTTACAACAACTTTCTTCTCCTTTGCAGGAGTCTTAGCAACAGTTGAACCTTTAGTAGCAGATGGCATTATTCTTTTCTTTTTATGTTTGTTACTATAACCATAATCTTTATATAGTTTTTGATAATAAATTAGAAATTCTTACCATATTTGATTTATCGTTTTCACTTAATATGTCCCAACTCTCTTTTTCTACTTTATCGACAAATACATTCACAAATAATGAACCCCCGTTCAATCCATGATCATTCACTTTTACATAATTATTCGTAAACCTATCTATTTGTACCTGGATTTTACTATTATCTATATAAATCATCTCCTTCATAACACCTATTAGGTGTTCATGCAAATTTATATTTACAGATGTTATAAGATCTATGGTTTTATTTTCATTTATTATATATTCGTAATTTGCATCAGTTTTGATTGTCATATGTATTATAATTTCGTGTTCAATGTCATCGTCACTTATATATTCTTTCACAACTTTCGGAAAAGAATTACAATATACGTCTACAAATATAGGTTCTTCTATATCTACCAATATCAATCTTAACTTTTTTTTCGCATTATTCTTTAATTCTATCATCGATATTTCTAAATTTATTTCATGCAAATGTTTCTTATTATTTCTTGGATTATAATATGATCGAGGTTTAATATTTTTATTAATAAATGAATCGGCCACATCGAAAAATACATCCTTCAATATATCTGTTGTGTTTTCTTTATCAAAAAAGGTATTCCATATTTCATACCAGTCGTCAAAACATGTATCCTCCTCATTATAAATAAATTTGTCATTTATAATTGTATCATATGCTATTGATGCCTCTTTGAATTTATGTATCCGTTTTGATTTTTCATCTTCATCTTCTATATTTATTAATTTATCAGGATGACAAGATATAGCTATATCACGATATTTCTTTTTAACTACATCTTTTGCTGAATTTCTTGGAATACCAAGAGTGTCATACGGATTCATCTTTTAAATTATATAAAATGATAATGTTTATATAAATGAAATGATATGTTAAATAATGATTCTCAAAATTTATGGAGTATTCTGATTGAAAACTTTAAATTTATTCTTGAAAACAATACTTATTATAAACATATTCTCAGTTTTACACAAAATTCTGATAATAACTTATTATTATATGGCCATTATGGTTTCCCAATTGATCTTTTCATTGACGAACTTTTAAAACGAAAATTTGATTTAGATCGTCTTCACAAACAACATTGTGTATGGGGTAAAGATATACATTATTTACATAATAACAATTTTTTGGAAATTGATCTTAATAATCCTGATCTTTCAAAAAAATTCTCCAATATTTCAAAATTCTTAACAAATGTTACTACAAACAAACATATCGTAAAACAGAAACATTATATTATTATTAAACATATCGATTCATTATCTCAAAACGATTTCGCTTGTTTTCGTATAATTTTAGAAAAATATTCTAAAAATGCAACTTTCATATGTATTACTCATAAATTGGATAAAATAGATATTCCTGTGAGAAGTCGGTTCTCTTTAATTAGAATGCCTTTATTACAACATTCTGAAATTATTCATATTTTCCACACCTATTTCAAGAAACAACTCAATGAACATCTTTTGAAAATTAAAACAAGAGATATCATTAAATCCATCTTCTTAACAGAGGTACAAAATAAAAACTCCGATATTGTATCATGGGGTTTTTGTGTCTTGAATTATCCACCTCTTCAAGATTTTATTAAAAATCTTTCTTTGAAAAAAAATAATTTAGAAGCTATTCGAAAAATATCTTATGATATTTTCCAATATAATATCAATTTATCTCAAATTGTTGAAGATCTTTTGAAACTTATTCCAAAGAAAAAATTTATCATTCTTCATTACAGTTCGCAAATAGATCACATTTTATGTCTCACCAACAATGGAAGAGAACCTATTTATATTGAAACCTTCCTTTGTCAAGTTCTTTTGTAATTTGTTTTAGATTTACATATATATGATGCAAATAATCTATTCGAATGATGTTCAGAATACGATTCGTCTTTTTCTAAATAATATTTATCCCATATTTTTTCAATGTTTATATACGAATCTGTTTTATAATCACCATAGTATAACACAGTTAAATATATATCAAAATCATATATTTGCATACATAAATCATAAACCGAAGCACCTCCTATTATGAATATTTTATCTATAATTTTTTGATTCTCACAATATTGCAAACCATCTTCCAATGACGATACTGTTATACATTCGTCATCATCATATTTTCTATCTGATGTTATCACAATATTTAAACGATTTTTCAAAGGTCTCCTTCGTAAAGATAACCATGTATTTTTCCCCATTATTACAGCATTTGTCATTTGCTTATTAGCAATATTGGTAGTTATATTTTTGAATTTTTGCATTTCTTCGAATATTTTCCAAGGTATTCCATTTTTATAACCTATACCACCATCGATTGTACATGCCAAAATAATGTGAACAGACTTCATGTTATCACATTAACTTATTTTTTTATATACTTATTCGATAACAATATAATTGTTATTACCAAGGTTATTGATACAATAATAACTATATATTCTGTTAAGGAGTTGGTTTGATAAACATAATGTTGTAAAAACAGTATCATACATACAATATATATCATATATATATTCAAAGAATTACCAACATTATCAAATGCATTTATTGTTGTTTTTAATTGTTCATCTTTTTTAATATTATTTATGTCACTAGTTAATAAATCATAATGCGTTGTTAGATAATGAATATAATCATGATTTGGTACTATCACTTGAGGATGGATTGAACTTCGTATCTGATTATTTATTTCTCGATATATTAAAGTATTCTTGTAATTGTCCAAATTGTGTTGAATTTCGTTTATCAGTTGTATAACATAAATGGAATTCATATAATTGTATTTTTTTAATTTACTTGTTTTGTTGATATCACTCGGTCTGATTCCTTTTGTTGTGATTGTATCAAAAAAAATGTCATTATAATAAAATTCCTCATATTTCTTATTTATATCGTCGAGTTTATCAGAATCTTCTATTGTTGGTAAATAATAATCAATATGTTCTTTAATATTTTTAATAAATTCGTTATGTGTAACACCACCATCATCCAAATATTGTGATATTTTCTTAAAATTGCTTCTTATAATCTCATAATCGACAATATTTTTCAATACATCTTCTATATAGTATTTCTTTTCTTCATCAAATGATTCATATTCTGGCTCTTCTGCATTTGGTAATTTGAAATAAAGATTATCAAAATATCTTAAATAGTGTAATGATGCTTTATTTAATACTATATATTTCAAAAAATCATTATCTTTGTATGCTTGTAGTTTTATTTGATTGATTTTAGCAGTATCAGATATATTATGATATGATGATATGTTATTTTCAAGTATTTGATCAAATGTCCTACTTTCCGTATTGTATTTATTATTATTCAACTCAAAAATATCATTTTGAATTTCACTTGAAGTTATTAATGAATTCAATATAGTAAATGTCCCATTATAGATATTTATATCACTGTTTATATCTTGTAAAATTATATCTATATCATTAAACTTCTTTTCAATATATGATGAAACAATATAATATATGAAACCGAAAACAATTATGTAACATGTTAATAATAGTCCATATGGTTTTACATAGGTGAACATTATCATCATAACTGAAATAATGATGTATAACAATTCTATGGTTTTCTTTGAATTGATAAATTTAGTTTTAATATCTTCATATTTTGTATTGATAAAGTTGTGTATATTATAACGAAGACTCTCTATTTCCAATCCAGAAACAGAATTTTGCAAACATATAGAATTATTCAATTTAAAAAGGTCTATATACCATCGAAATTCTACCACTGAAGAAAAATTGGAGTATATATAATATAAAAATATGATTAAGAAGACTATATAGAGATAATAAGATTCGTATAGAAACTTCACACTTTCTAAACTTTGGGATTTACTAATAGTCTCTGTTAAAGTACTTTTTTCTGTATTCATATTCTCATAGGTTTTCAATGCTTCATCGACATCGGCTTTATTATTCAAACATGTTTGATCTTTGGATAGTTCGTCAGACATTCATTTATCTATTATTAAATGAATATTTAAAAAGTAAATAATTGTCACTATTTAATTGTTTTTTTTGAAGTTTTTTTGGGACGAGAAACATTTTTATCCTTAACAGTTTTTTTAACAGGAGATTTGGTAACAGTCGGTTTACCACCAACTAGTCCTTTTCCCATCATCACATCCACACTTGCTAAATAATTAGTCATGTTCTACGATTATATGATAAAATTATTCACTTAAAGTTCTCTGATATATTGATTGGTTTTTTTACAGGGGAATTTTTTGGATTTGATGATTTGTGACTAAACTCTTCTCTACATATCATAGATGAAACTCTCATGTTCTACGATTATACAATATATTTATTTATTGAAACATTTCTCTAAAGCATATTCTTGACTTTGATCTTCTATTATACCATTTTTAATATCCTTCAATTTTCTCTTACCTTCATTTAATGCATTCTGATGAATTTCTATTTTATTCTGAATTTCCAATATTTCTTCATCTGATTTGTCTTTTAAACTTATATTTTTCATTGAATCTAAATTGGATTTCAATTGTTGTATATAATTTTGCATTTCATTTTGCAAATGTTTCTTTTTTACCGAAATATCAACTTCGACATCATAATATATCGGATATGCAAATTGTTGAACATCCTTTTCACGATTTAAATATGAAATATATGGTGAAATATTGTCTAAATATTTGACAGCACCTTCTTTGGTAAATATACCATCTTTTAAGAATTCTTTACTGAAATCTTGGTAGTTATCTGGCAAATCTTCTTCTCGTAGAAGATTCAAAAATTTGACTAAATCAAGTGGATTATTGCTATATGGTGTAGCAGACATTAATAAAATACGTGCACTATCCTTACCAGAAACTTCATATGATTTTCGTATCATTCTTTTTATAACATTATAATCTGGTCTTTCTATAACTGGTAAATCTATGGAAAACAATTTATGAACTTCATCAATTATTATTAATGTTTTTTTCAGCATGTCACTCCCATTTCTTTTCCTCATCATTTTAGACATTTCATTTTTGTCAGATAACATATTTGAAAACTGTTTATAACTTATAGGCTGTACCCAATTTTTTGATAAATATTTAAAAGGATTTTCAACTGCATCCTTGGGAATTTTCTCACCCCTCTTTATTTTTTGTTTGATATTCGCAGAACAAACGTCTATGAACATATTTTTCCATATATCAGCTTTCAAAGTATGTCTTGTTACCCATAATATTGTATAATTTTCGGGCTCAAACCCAGTCGAAGCAATTGAAATAGCCGAACATGTTTTACCAGTACCAACTGAATGCCATAAAAATAGTCCTTTAAAAGGAGAATCGCTTTTAAAGTATTCAGTAACAAATTTTTGTGAAGGTGTTAACTCGACTGATCTCTTTTTCTTTTCAAGTTTACACTTATTTATAAATTCTATTTTATCCCACTCATATTCTATGAAATTATTTCTGATATACTGTCGTATTTTCATGAATCTTCCTGGATTTCCTCCAAAAATACCAGATACCTTTCTTGATAAACTATTTTCTACATAATTATGATATTTGAAATAAATATCATCTGATATTGGTTGTGATATTTCTTCTTCTCTTCCATGAATATTTTTGGTTAAATCGTAATCTATTGCCCCATATGTTGTTAATTTTTCAAATTCTTTACTGAAATTAAGTTTTTCAATATCAATGCCACTTTTTGTTATAAATAATTCGTTTATAGAATTTACATCGTATGTTTTTTTAAGATCTTCATTTAACAACACATCATATTTGAAAACATGTAAAGGCCATCCCATTTTTGTATCAAAATTAAGACCCATTTGTCCACAATATCTGGTTCCTCTTCCTACAACTTGTTGTTCATCTGCTATTGTTAAAAGTGGGTCTAATATATGTACATACTTCACATCAAATAAATCAATACCCTCTTTATAACCTTGATCTATAATCACAATTCTTATGTTCTTACCATTTATATTGTTGTATTTGAAATTATTGTCATCTATTTTCCCTTTTCTATTATTGAAAATCTTTAATATATTTTTTTTCAATGTTATTGGAAGTTTTTTGTTAAATACTGTTCCTGAACTTAATAATGCAAAATTGTTATATTCATTTTCATGTAAATTATCAAATACTTTCATTCTTGTATCATACACATTTTGGAAACCATTGGTTATAAGTCCAGTTGCTATTAGTTTTACACCAGATATTGCTTTTTTAGTGTCGGTATAAATAATATGTTTATATAATGTTTGATTATTTTGTAAATCGTAATTATCTAAAATATTTATTGTATTTACCAATTCTTTTATCTTAGGAGATGTTTGATCCATTCTATTTATAAACCTTTGAATATCGAATTTCTTATTATCAAAACGATCTATATCTTTATTCAGTGAATTATTTGACACATTTCTGATACATTCACTTTTTTTACTGATTTTCATAAAAGATATCTTCTTATAATATATAAACAATTAATTATTATAAGTAATTATATTAATATGATATGTGATGAAAATGTATATGAATTTAATAATATACATCGTATTGTTATAATAGGTGATATACATGGTGATATTAAAAGATTCAAAAAAATCTTGATTGATGCTAATATAATAAATAACGATTTAGAATGGATCGCACAACCACCTAATACTTTTGTTGTACAGATGGGTGATCAAATTGATAGTTTAAATCGTAATAATGCTTCCAATTGGGAAGTCATGGATGACATATCTGTTTTACATTTATCAAATAGTATTGATAACATCGCAAAAAGTAAGGGTGGTAGATTAATATCACTTATTGGTAATCACGAATTAATGAATAGTATGGGAAATTTTTCATACGTTTCTGAAACTAGTAAAAACAATACAAGAAACTTTTGTTTTATGCCAGGAGGATCACTGTCATCTATTCTTGGATCAAGAAATATTGTTTTGAAAATTGGACCATTGTTCTTTTGTCATGCTGGTATTACCAAAGATCATTTAGATATTCTTGATAAATATAATAAACCAATCTGTTATCTCAATACTATATGGAAAAACTATATTCTTAATAATTTTGTAAAACCAGAAGATCAGGAAATATTCGATAAAATAATTACTTCTGATAATGGAATTCTTTGGACACGAAATTTGACTGATGAAAAAGATACACAATATATATTAAATAAATTAGGTTGTAACAATATTTTTGTAGGACATACTACTGTCGATAAAATTTCACTTTGCAATAAAAGTATATGGTTCACAGACACTGGTATTTCACGTGCATATGGAAGAAATACATATCATTACATAGATATTGATAAAATGGAAGTTAATGTAAAAACAATAGTAGAATAATTAAAAAATGAGGTTTTTTATCTTTTATATTTCATAATATGAATAGTGTTATTGACGAGTTATTTTCTCAAAAGAAGAAAGAATTACTTGAAATATACAATAATAAGATATCAATAAAGAAAAAAATGAACGAAGATGTTAACAAAATAGACTATAGTACTAATAAAATTCTTGCTACTTTGGCAAAACGAAAATAATAAAATGGTATAAAAATTATACAAGTTTATATACCATAATGAAGATAATTAATTGTGAAGAAACTTCAAAAATTAATGAATTGGATGATGAATTATATAAATATATAAACCAAAAAATAGACTTTTCAAACGATATCATTAAAACTTTTCCGAAGTCTTTTGTAAATGAGAGATTTGAGAAACTTAAATTTTATATCAAACAACTTGGTATTCTTAGAAAAAAACCTTTATTAAAACAAAGAACTATCGAATGGCTTGATGCCCGAAAAAACATTTTAACAGCTTCTGATTTGGAAGAAGCAATTGGTAAAAGTTGCAATAAATTAGCAAAAAAGAAGGCTGGAGTTATTATTAATAATATAAATTATTCATCAATTCCCGCATTGAAATGGGGGACTATGTTTGAAGAAATGGCGACACGTTGTTATTCACAAAAAAGAAAAAATATTGAAATATATGAATTTGGTTTAATTATCGACGAAAAACAAGATCATTTTGGAGCATCCCCTGATGGAATAAACGAACATGGTGTTATGATAGAAATAAAATGTCCATATTCACGAAAAATAAAAGATGGTAGTATACCAAATAAATATTATATGCAAATTCAAGGACAACTTGCAACATGTTGTTTAGAAGACTGTGATTATATTGAATGCGATTTCAAAACGTTTCAAAACCTGGAAGAATATTTAAGTAATATTAATGAAAATATTCTTGTAGATCATGGTGTCATAGCCGAATATAAGAATGTCGAAAATGGCGAATTCATATACCTTTATTCTGATCCTTATCAAACACCAGCTGACGCTATTGCAAATATCCAAGATCAGGTATTAAAAAATCAGAGTGAATATAATTTCCTTAAATATACACCATGGTCTTTGCAACAAATAAATGTTCAAAGGGTTTCTTTTGATAAGGATCAATGGGTCAATATATCAGAAAAGATTCAAAATTTTTGGAATCATGTTGAACAATGTAAAAACTTGCCTATTGAAGATATCAGACCTAAAAAAAAAGTAGAATTCATAAATGATGACTAAGCAAGCAATGATTCAAATAGTAAATTATATTTATTTAGCATATATATCATACCATAATTTCTTTTTTCATTTTTCATATTAACACATGTTGATTCATAACTTGAACCTTTTCTATTTGTAATAGTTTGATTCATACAACCACAATTATAATATGATGTATTGTTGCAATTGATGTAACACAATTTGTCTCTTGAGATTTTATTTTTCATGAAATCATTGAATATTTTGTCACCATCTTTTTTCTTCAAGATTTTATCCTCATCTTCGTAATATACATATCCTGTATATATTATATGCATTTTTGTAAATATTTCTTTTTTTCCAATTGTAACACCGTCGGTATTCATTTCAAAAGAATTCACTGTATCAATTAGAGTATCTTCTCTCATATGATATTGATTATTATGAACGTTAAGATAAGGCGATTGATATATTAAAACATAAACAGGTGTTGTTATTTCTGTTTTTTGTTGAAAATACATTTTATTTTTTTTTAAATCTTGTAAGATATTCTCAGAAATATCATTAAACGAAAGTGAAAAGAACTCATTTGTTGAAACAAAGAAATTGTCTGATAAGTAACTTAAAATGTTTTCATCTTCAGGTTGATGTTTTATACAACCGTATGTTAATAGTGGATATTGATTTTTAACGTCTTTTAAAGTTGTAAAGTTTTGATAACTTTGCGAATCTTTATGGAAATCATATCCTGATTTGAACTTGGATAATGTAGTTTCTTCTCCATTTTGAAAATTTTCTATATAGAATTCTTCTATTCTTTGTTTCAAACAAATTGTATTATATAAATATATACACAAACTCGATGCAAATATTACAATTGTGAATAAAACTTTATTCATCTTTTAATAAATCAAAATAAAAAAGATATGTATTGGAAATCAAGAAAAAACGATGTTTTCTCAAGAGTCTAGGAGGCGACTAGAGGAGAGAGGGGGGTAAAAAATAGTAAAAACGGTGCGAATGTATAGTATATAAGATTTTGTTTTTATTATCATATTATATAATAAGTTAGTAAAATTAAGTATATGACTATTTTTACTTGTAAACATTGTAATTACTTTTCTGATAGAAAATATAATTTACAAAAGCATATTAATAACAAACATGCACATGTTTTGTTAAAAAACGACAATGTGAAAAATGTACAAAATGACATCCCAAAAGTACAAAATGACATCCCAAAAGTACAAAATGACATCCCAAAAGTACAAAATGACATCCCAAATATTTTTCAGTGTTCAAAATGTAATAAGATTTACAAAACTGCAAGGCATTTACATAACCATGAATCAAAATGTAATAAAGTTGACAGTCTTACTTGCCCAAGATGTATGATTTCTTTTACACATAGGAATAATAGAAATAGACATATTAAAGCAGATAAATGCAAGGCAAGAAGTATCATTTATGCACGTACACCAAATGTACAAAATATAACAAACAATAATATAACAAATAACAATACAACAAATAATATTCAAAACATTCAAAACAATGAAAATAATATTATTATAAATAACTTTGGATCTGAAAGAATAGATCATATTTCTCATGAAGATATTGTTAGAATACTTTCAAAAGGAATCAATACCATTCCATTGTATATTAAAAAGAAGCATTTTGATGAAGATTTTCCAGAAAACCATAATATTAAGTATACAAATGATAACAAGTGTAAAGTTTTAGAAGAGAACTCTTGGAGGGAAAAAGATATAGGATTGCTTTCTAATAATTTAGTGAAAGATAATACTGAAGTTCTTCTCATGTATTGTGATGAAAATGAGATTAAATTATTAAATGAAATTAAAAATGTAGAAAAATATGATCATATACGGAATAAACTTTTTATAATTTACAATAAAACAGATAACGAGAAGTATAATAGTGTTTTAAAACAAATTACAGATTTGATCAAATGTTCACAAATAAACAAATAAAATACACTATTATGTAGTTTATTTATATAAAAAATATATTAAACCACGTATTTATAATCTAAATTGGAAAACTGGAAAAAACAGGTTATTTTCTATAAGTCTAGGAAGCGAATGGGGTAGAGAGAGGGGGGCGAAAATGAGTAAAATGGTAACAATTAAGAGCAAATATGAGTAAAAATATTATATTGTTGTAATAGAATAGTGAGCAAATATATAAATATAAATGTATAAGTGTTGTTTGTGTAATTATTTTTCAGATAGAAAATATAATTACACAAGACATTTCAATAATGTACATATTACAAAAAGTCGAAAAAACGAAGTTTATGAAAAAGTACAAAATGTACCTCCAAAAATACAAAATGTACCTCCAAAAATACAAAATGTACCTCCAAAAATACAAAATGTACCTTTTGAAGAAAATAATCAATGTTACAAGTGTAAAAAGAAATATAGAACTAAAAGACATTTAATAAATCATATTTCAAAATGCAAAGGTGTAGATGAATTGACATGTCCAAAATGTATGATATCATTCACAACACGTCAACACAAATATAATCATCTAAGAAGAAATAATTGCAAAGCCAGAAGTATTGTTCATGCAAGAACTTCAAGTTTTAATAATATACAAAATATAACAAATAACATAGATAATTCTACAAACAAAACAATAAACAATAACATAGTTATAAACAATCTTGGATCAGAAAGAATAGATCATATATCAAATGATGAAATTTTAAAGTTTCTAACATCAGGAATCAATACAATTCCTTTATATATCAAAAAAAAACATTTTGATGAAAATTTTCCAGAAAACAACAATATTATTTACACAAATGAGAACAAATGTAAAGTAATGGAAGATAATATATGGATTGAAAGAGATTTGGGAAATTTATCTAATACTTTAATTAAAGATAATACCGAAGTATTATTACTTTATTATGATACTAATAAGGAAGAAATTGGAGAATCAATAAACAATATTGATATACTTCAAAATCTGAAAGATAAGCTCATCGTTATATACAATAAACAAGATGGTGAAAAATATAATCATGTATTAACAAGAATTAAAGACCTCATTAAAAACTTTAAGAAGTAGTTTGTATAACATTACCATGTATAACCCCTGATGTATTACTTTCTTTAAAATGATGCATACCAAGGAGGAAATTATTTTGAGTTCCATCATACGTTACTGTTTGTTCTGCATATATGAAACTCCCTGAATGTATTTTCGTTCCTATGATAAACTTAACTAAATACTGTGTGCCAATATCTTCTACAGTAACTCCTGTGAAAGATGAATTTATTGCATTACCATTGACATTACTATTATCATTATTTAAGTACACATTAGTAATATCATTTAAAACAAATGGATTGATTATAGATTTATTAAATTTAAATTGGATTGTCTTACCTTGATCAATATCTGTTTTATTATTAATCAAAAAAGTTATTTTTATACTGTTGCCACCAGTCATAAGTGTAATGAAATATTGAATTACAATAACATTTTGTATATCTGTGATATTGTTTTGAAGTTCTGCATAACGGGTATCAAGTGTTGCAATGGATGCAGTATAATCAGTATTATCATTTGCACTTTGTAATACAGTATCAATACCAGATGCAGTTAGGAAATCTCCAGAACTTCCTTTATACATTTTTGCATTTTTAATATGAACTTCATCATCTTTAATATAAAAAGGTGAATTATTTTGATTGTCTCCGCCCAGGTAAATTGATTTATTCGCTAAATCAAAAGAAGCGAGAGGAAATTTATCATTGTCATTTATCGAAATATTGTTTACTTTACTATTTGGTGTAATGTGAAATCCATTTCTATTGACGTTCATATCTACACAACTATCAGTATCATTGCAGATCTTCATGTTTTTATCATTTATCAATTCGGTAGAAGTTTTGATACTCATACCACCAATAGAATTAACTTGGGAAATAAGTTCAAGATTCGGAATAATTCCATCAAAAGCATGATTAAACATTTTTTGATTGGTAATAACATTGTTATTTTCATCATTAAAACTAAAGAATTTTCTTAGAGAACTATCATAGTTATGAACCTTATTATCAACAGTTTCAATATTACTCGAATGCATGTCAACATTATATATTACTTTTTCAAACTCTTTATTTATTTGTGAAGATGCTGATTTAATTGATGTATCTACATTCTTTTTATACTGCATATAATCGTATATGAGATATGTCACAATAATAACAACTATTACAAAAAATATTAAAAATATTATTGGTAAAATAATATCCATTATATTTTGTATATGTATCTAATCATAATGACTAAAAAAAATATCATATTTTTAAATTATAAATATATTTATGTTAGGTTAATTACTTTTATTTCTGATCCGCTATCTGATTCAGCAGATCCACCATCTAATTCAACCGATCCATTATCTGATTCAACAGATACATTATCTGATTCAGCCGATCCACCATCTGACACACGATCTAATCCAGTCGACCCATCATCCGACCCATCATCCGATTCGTCATCTGATCCACCATCCAATCCACTATCTGATCCATCATCCGATCCATCAACTGATACACTATTTGATCCATGATCAACTGATCCATTTACCGATCCACCATCTGATCCATTATCTGATTCAACCGACCCATCATCTGATCCACCTCCAATTAAAAATTCAGGATCTTCCTCTGGAATAATTTCATTTATCTCTTGGATATCACCATATTTATCAAATATATCATCTTCTATACAATTATCGACACCTTTTTCATATGGTAAATCAATATTCTCAGTGTTCATTTTCATTGATACTCCCATACTTTCAAGTTCTTGTGAGAATAATTTAAAAGAATAAGGTGTTTTAATAACCACAATATCATCGTCATTACATAATTTACACTTAATAATTCTATTTTTACGAGAAGGATTAAATATACATTGAACACCACATTTTTTACATATAGCCCAATTATACAAATCAGATCTTTCCATCATACTTTCTTTGATAAACAGAGACGTTCCATGACTTAAAATACTATCTCTTTCCATTTCGCCAATTCTTAAACCTCCTCCTTTTCTTCTACCAGAAGTCGGTTGTCTTGTTAACATTACTTTAGGTAACTCATTTTTATCTCTATCAAGTCCTCTTGAATTTATTTTATCGTCAACCATATGTTTTAATCTGAAATAAAAAGTCGGTCCAATAAATATTTCAGTATGAATTTGTTGTCCATTAAAACCATTATAAAGAATTTCATTACCATGACTATTGAATCCATAGTTTTCAAGTTTTTGATATATTTTGTTTTCATCGAAATTGATAAAAACAGATCCATCGCCAACGGATCCATTCAAACAACATAATTTTGAAAAAACACATTCTACTAAATGACCAATTGTCATTCTTGATGGAATAGCATGTGGATTAATAATAATATCAGGACGGACACCGTCTTTAGTAAAAGGCATATTTTCTTCAGAAATTATCATACCGACAACGCCTTTTTGACCGTGTCTTGAAGCATGTTTGTCACCAAATTCGGGTTTTCTTATTTTCATAAATCTCACTTTACAAATCGACGAATTGTTACCAATTGATTTTTCAGAATAATAAACTTTATTTACAATACCATATAAAGTATTATCAGTAGTGATTGAAACATCAGTATAGACATATTCTTTTTCATATTCGAGGAAAACACCTTTCTTAACTTGTTTATATATTTCTTTTACATTTACCATACCGACAACGACAACTTTTTGTCCTTTTGGAACATACGTTTGTTCTTTTATGAAACCATTATCATCAAGTAGACTATAATTTGCATGTTTGATACCCTTAACATTAAAACCTTTATTTTTGTATTCAATTGGATTTGCAAAGATAATCTTTTCATTTGGAGAAATTTCTTTAGCAGTAGCGGTAACTGATTTGTAATAAGAAAGGTTGAACAATCCTCTTTCAACACTATTTCTATTTATCATAATACTATCTTCTTGATTATACCCAGTGTATGTCATAATAGCAACAATTACATTATAACCATTCGGAATATCATCACTGCAAGTATATTGAGAAAGTTGTGTACTAATAATAGGTTTTTGTGGATAATGTAGGACATACGACATAGTATCGAATCTATTATTAAAATTCGTCGCATATGTTCCAATAGCTTGTTTGCTTTGAGCAGCATGAAAAACATTTCTTGCAGATTGATTGTGATTAGATAAAGGAATATTTGCACTAACAACACTTAACATAGTAGAAGGATGTATTTCAATATGTGTATGAAATTGTGTAATATCATTCTGATTCATAGCTATATAACATGTATCAGATTCTTCTACATCCAAAAATTCAATTATTGCAGAGTTATTATCAAGTTTCTCAAATATTTCAGTATCTGTTAATCCCTTGAAAATAGTTCTGGGATTTATATAATGATCCTTATAATATATTTCATCCGATTTTTCTTCATTGGTTAATTTCAAAGTACTACCAGTAATAAGATCAAACCAATTTGAAACATTTTTAATAGATTTACCAGCTATTAAAAGTGGTCGTGAAGGTCTACCAGCTTCGGTAAGTATTCTTATTTCATTTTCTTTAATATTCCACGAAATAGATGTTAAAATATTTATAAGATTATTACGACGATATACCTTTAAAGTTTTACATAAAATATGTGGGGTTCTTGTTATAGCATATAAGGAACCATTAATAAAAATCTTACCCAAGTTCTTATCATAAGGACTCATATAATCTTCTATTGGTATCACATCTAAATCAAGTAAACATTGTTTGATATTTTCAATACCAGTTCCTGCAGCAATCTTTGTCAAAAATGCCAAATTTTTCAAATAACCAACGGATGCACCATCTGGTGTTTCAAATGGACACATAATACCATATTGATTGCAATGTAATTTATGAGGACTGGTTATTTTAATACTTCTATCAAGAGGCATATTTACACGACGAAGATGTGATAAAAATCCAATATAACTAATTCTTGATAAATCCTGGACTTTTCCTAATTCAGGATCTTCACTATTTGCAATACCCCACATTCCTTTGAGAGATTTAGTGAATGTTTCGGCGATTAATAAATGTGGTATTATTTTGTATATATTTTGTTCTGTTATAAAATCATTATAATCTTGTTTTTGATTCCAACTTCCATAATAATACATACTATCCATTTTATCTCTGATAAATTTACTCAATTTTGCATATGATTCGTGAAATAATTCAGCTAAAAGATAACCACTTATATCAACCCTTTTATAAACATAACTATCCCTGTCACTTGGTGGTGAAATATCCTTCACAGTATTAAAAATTTGTTTGACCAAATACCCTAAATATTTCCCTTTATTTTTAAAGTTAGGTATATTTGGAAATACATCCATTGTTAAAATATATTTAACTTGATCAATCGATTGATATTTAACTAACATTTTCAAATATTCAATAGCTTTATCTTGTGTATAAATGTCGTCATTATTAGCAATTGATGGTCTAATAAAACTTTGAAAGAAAAGTGTTTCAACCTCGCTATTATCTATTCCAAATATAGTTTCATATATATCCTTGTCACTTTCTATTCCCAAAGCTCTGAAAAACAAGACAAGTGGAATATTCGCATTAATTGAAGGAAGACTAACTACTATACTTCCCATTGATTTCATATTTGTTTCCATATCTTGATTGTTTTTGACTACCATAAATTGTATTGTTTTAGGAGACAGCATATTTTCACCAGACTCTGCAGTACATCTTATAATTGCCTTATGACTATATTTATCATCATCTTTCAAAACACTTATGAATAGTCTATTAGTTGTAATTCGTTCTTGTGATATGATTACTTTTTCCTTTCCATCTATGATAAAATATCCACCAGTGTCATAAATACATTCACCTAATTTTCTTAAAACATCAGAACCTTGACTATTTAACATACATATGTCACTATGAAGCATAATAGGAATACTTCCAAATGCAACACGTTTGAATGTTTTTGTAATTATATTATTATCAACATCTGTTATTTCTACAAGAATATTAGCATACATATTACTTTCATATGTTAAATTTTTCAATCTTGTATCATTTGGTGTTATTAATTTAGCATCACCGTCTTCATATGTTATAGGTCTATCTATAAAAATTTCAGTACCATGTTTACCACCAATATACACATCAGTTTTCATTCTGATATTATTTAAATCATCATATTTGATCATAGTAATCGGATTGTATGATTTGATAATTTCAGGAATATATGTTTTAATAAGTTTACGAAAACTATCTATATGATGTCCTGTAAATGGATATTTGTGATCTTTAAAATAAATATCTAATACATCAAATGAATTCATATACACTCTACAATTATCAATATAAAAAATTAATGTATTTATAAATTAAGGATAACGTTTTCAATATGATCAATGATATATATGACTATATTGATAAATGTAACTTTAATTTAACACATTATGATGTGTCTTTAATTGTACATAAAGTTTTTAAAGAAAAATATAAATATATTGGAGATAAACAATGGCAATACTATGATAACAATGTAGATGAATGGATAAATGATAAAAAAAATGAAAAAATGAAATTGGATATTAAAACAATAATTTCTGATTTATTCTTAACAAGATCTATGTTTTGGTATTCGGAATCTCAAAAATGTGATAATATAAATGAAGAAATTCATGCTAAACTAATGTCTGAAAAAATGGTAAATGCCAGTTACAAATTGAAAAATAACAATTTTATATTAGTTGTTATTAGAGAAGCTCAATCTTTTTTTGATTATCAAAATGATTAAAGTAAAAGAATTAACAAAATTGTTCAATAGTGTAAATACAAATAACATAAAAACATTTAAAACGAAAAAATCTATTCCACAAAATATTTCACAAACTATTATTTATTCAAAAATTTCTTGGGAAAAATTACATGATTTTGTTCATATTTGTAACCATTATCTTCTCTTACAATTAGAAAATATTTCATTGCATATTTATTATCATAATCAAATAAATATTCCATATTCAAAACTATTGTTTTCTATCAAAAGTGGTATAGCTATCAAAAAATATTTTAATATGAAGGATCATACAAACATTTATTTTGTATTATACCCTGAAAAACGATATTTACCTCATGAAGATAATTTTGTAAATCCTCAACATATCAATAGTGGTTTTACTAACCTTCATCATTCTAGTATATTCATTATTCGTGAAGAAGAGTTTTCAAAAGTTATCTTACATGAAATTTTACATCACTGTAATACAATTCATACCGAAGACTATTCCTCAAAAAATATTCAAAAATTAAAGTCGGTATTTAATATATCAGCAAAAACGGTTCTTATACCAAATGAAGCTGTTGTTGAATTCTATGCCACTTTATTTCATTCAATGTTTTTGTCAATTGAAACTTGTATCCCTTACAAAATATTATTAGATATTGAAATTAAACATTCAATCAAACAAAGTAATAAAATTATGAATAAACACGGTGATAAACAATGGTTTGAAAAAACCAACTCTTTTTGCTATATTATATTTAAAACAATAATTTTAATGAATCATAAGAAATTTTTACAGGATTACATACCAAATTCATCTGATTTTGTAACAAATTTTATACTACAAAATAATAATATTCCAAAAATAAAAATAAATAAATTTGATAGATCTTTGAGAATGACTCGACTTAGTTAAAATATTATATAAATGCAATCGTCGTTTGAGAATAAACTTGAATATCTCCAGTAAGGTAAAGTTTTGTTAAGTGATTTGCTATTCATTTCATTTATATTTACATTATCATTTATAATATTCATTTTTGTATCCATCGTATTTTTTTGTAGTTCGGTCATGACTCTTTTTCTTTCATTTAAATCCATATTTTGAATTTCTATTATCTTCTTTTCTTCATTTGTTTTTTCCAATGATGTTTTCAAACACCCTTCCTTATCAGTTTGATTATCACAGTTTTTATCAAATGTCTTCTTTTTGTTATTGATATTATTTATCAATAGCTCATGTTCAATATATTTATTTTGAATGTTGAGTAATTCATCTTGAGCTTTTTTAATTGTTTGATTCAAAAGTATATTTATATCATTATCCTTTATCTCTTTTTGAATTTCTTTCTTAAATTTATTCTTCTTATTATTTTTATCTTTATGTAGATTATCAATAAACTGTTGGGGAAAATCAATATAGTGAGAAATTTGTTTTTCTTCCGCATGCAAATCTGCAAAATTTATGGTTGCAGTCGATGTTTCAAAACTCTCAATTTGATTACAAATATCAAAGGTAATTTCATATACATTTGATTTCACACTAAGCAATTTCTTTACAATTGAATTATTTTCATATATTAATGAAAAAAATCTCTTGTTGAGTTTTTTCAAAATATTTTCGTCTGTTGTCACTTCAAATTTATTGGTTTGTTTATTAAATAAGACGATTTCAATTTTTTGAATAACAATAGAATCATCAATATAATCACACTTGATTTTAATAAATGTTGATTTATCGGGTATATTCAAATTCATTTTTTTACAAATATTCAATGAAGTTGTATCGATATCCTTATTAATTTTAAAAATATCGTGATTTGTAACCTCTTTATTATCAATATCAATCAAGTAATCAATACTTTGGATAGAATTTTGTTGTATAATATCTTTATATTTTTCTAAAATTTCTGAAGAAGAATTAGAATCAACAAAGCAATATCCTTTGAGAGAATTCAAATCATATTTCTTTTCAAAATTGTTAGATCTCTCATATATTTCATCATTTACACTATGAATTTCTTTAACATTTTCAAGATGCAAACTACACGATTTATTATTTTTTGATTTCAAAACTTCATCAATATAATACGTCAAATGTTTGTACATTTCATATTTTTCAAGTTTTTGCTTCAAAACATTTAATTGTATTTTACCAAGTTTAAAAGTATTTTTAAGTAGTTTACATTGTAAAGGGTCATCTATCATAAATATCTCACATTGTCTTGTTTTTGCTTCAATTGATTTATTTGAAAATTTTTCAGTAATCGTGTAAAATGATAAGAATATTAGAAAAATAGTAAATAAAAACATTACAATAAATAAACGATACATTTAAGAATATCTATATACACACTCTATAATGTCTATAGAAGATATAAATTTTCTTAAAAAGCAAAGTATACGACAATCTTATACATTTTTAGTTGATAGTAGTAGTCGAGATAGACGAATTTTCCCATATCCATCAGAATACTCTATTGATTTTCAAACACCTTTTAAATATGTTATAGGAATGGAATTATTAGACGCAAGTATTCCCAAAACGATGTATAATATTGACGAGAATAATAATAAAATATATTTCTATATTATTGAAAATGAGGAAACTAATATAATAGAACCGGTGATTAATGAAAAACAAGAATATATTTATGACACATCATTGTTCAGTATGATAGAAATACCACCAGGTGATTATACGTCAAAGACATTAGTTGAAAAAATTAGAGTAGCATTTACTGATTATGATATTAATATATTATCATATAGTTTACCAATTGATTTGACAAATAGAATATATTTTCAATCATCGAAATCTTTCATACTAGACATGAAACAATCAACAATGGCAGAAGTTTTAGGATTTGATTTATATACCGTAGACAATGAAAAAAATGCATCCAATTATTCATTTCAAAATATTAACAAATTGCCTGGTTGTGAAAAATTATATTATAGTTTAAAACAATCTGATGGAACATATAAAATAAATGCACCTGGTATGATGTATTTATTGGGATTTAAATATTTGATATTGAAATGTCCTGAAATTGAAGAACATTTGTATAGATCATTATCGTATTCAAAATATAGTTTAGGACTTGCCAAAATCAGAATAAACAGTTATGGATATAATGATGAGAAAACATCATTTATGAAAGTTCCATTACGTGAATTTCATCCTATAGGAAAATTAGCGAAACTAACATTCAGGTTTGAAACAAATGATGGTAAACTATATGATTTTAAAGGAGTAAATCATAATTTAACATTTGCGATATATTATTATGAACCACGTCACGACAATATTGTAACCAATTCGATATTGAACCCAGAATATAATCCAAATTTCATTGATTATATGTATAAACAAGAAGATATCGAGGGTGACTCTGATGAAGATGAGGAAGATTTATCAAGAGATAATCTGGAAGTGTATAAAAAGAGGGAATTTGAATATAGCAATCAAGGTTTATCAAAAAAAAATAATCAAATAGCATATACTACAATGAGAAAAAATATAGATAATGAAAAACAACTTCAATATTTGAAATCAAAAATAGAAACAATTCATGAAGAAACATCTGAAGAAGAAATATCTGAATATTCAGATGAAGAAAACTCGGATGATAATTGATTTATAAAGGTGTTTTAGGAGGCATTTCAAAAACTGGTTCAATATTATCTTTTTGATGTTGTAATTTTTCTAATAATTTATCAACAGTCGCTTTTGTAATATTTTTCTTTTTTATTAGATTAATTATTTTGGAATATTCTGTATTTTTTAACTCTTCCAAGAATAATTTTTCTTCTTCTGTTATTTCATTTGAGGTAAATTCTTCAATATTTTTTTTGAATGATCCGATTAAAACCAATGAGAAAATCATTAACAGCAATATGGCACTGTAAGTATATAATTTATTCATACCTTTTCTTTTAATAAAGGCAGATAAAAAATATTATTATATATTATAGTACAACATATAAAATGGCTGAATTAGACCAAGTATATGGTGGAATTTCTGATACCGATAATCAACAAATGTATGATAATGATAATAATCAACAAGACTATGGTTCTCAACCCGAATATGCTAATTCTCTGCAACCAAATAAGCCCCAAAATGTACAACCCATGGTTCAACAAAATGTACAACCCATGGTTCAACAAGTTCAACAAGTTCAACAAAGAAGACAACTTGCTCCATCGTATTCTTTCTGGGATAGAATGGTATTTAAAAGAAATGAAGTAATTAAATTAGGTATATTCTCTCTTGTAATATTACTGGCTATTTCACTTGATAAAATTATAAACAATTATTTATCGAAGTATTTGTCAGAAACCTCATTATCTGATACTCAAGAATTTTTCATAAGATTATCATATCCTATTTTAATATTTTTAATCATTTGGATTATGAAATCAATGTGATTTAAGAAATTTTGATAAATATGGGATTTGTTTTATTTTTTCACTTTCTTCTGGAGAAATATTAGAAGAAAAGAGTTTGAAATGTAACACAAAGGCGATAACCGATACGACACATACAATCAAAGCATGTGTTATGAAATTAGTTGAAATATTACCAAAGTCAGGACATTGTCTTAATCTAAAATTTACCTCATCAATGTTTTTATCAACTTCTTTCAAAACTTCAGATGGTATATCGTATTGTAAATACGAGGTCTTATCAATAAGAGACATTCCTTTTTTATCTACAAAAAATGAAATATATGATGTTTCTTTCAAATCTTTAGAGTCCTTTCTATTGAAAAAATATTTTATCACATCTTTATTTCGATCATTTGTATCGGGTATTTTATCATATATATGCATATAAAGAATGAAATATGTTATTGCATATGAGTAAAATTTGTTATTTGATGTAATTGTTATCTGTTGTAATAGGTTATCTTTTGTTTCTTCGTATGTTATTTTCTTAATGTCTTCAAAACTTTTAAGATTATCTTGATCATAATTGTTAAGAGCTGTTTTCAGACCATTTTTTATATCTTCATTTACATTTTTTGGAATTTCATTCAAAATGAAGTCGTCAAGAGAATCATGAGCTTCTTTGATATTTAAAAGAATTGGATGAATATTTGAAGAATATAAAGCTTTGTGGACAGATTGTAAGATAATAGCAATAATAATACCAACAAACATATCAATAGAAAATAATGATTTGATATATTCTGGTGTTAATTTTTCATCATCAAAATCAACATCTGATATGAAGATTTTGGCAATAGGAATAAGATATAAAATAATTGCAATAAAAATTAAACCAATAGATAAAATTAAGTACGAATAAATTAATACCGAAGTTAAACTATTTATTACAAAAATCATAAATGACAATGGTTCATTATTGTTTTCACATTCATTGTCTTTGTCTTCGTTGTTGTCTTTAGAAAACTTTATTTTACAATGAATATATTTTACATACTGTAGGTATTTATACTTTAATGTATCTTTTATTATAGTGTCTTCATCTTGCGAAAGGTTATCGTGAAAAATTGTGTAAATAACAATTATTAAATGCAAAATTGACAAGAAAGCTATTATAAAAACCAATAATAATGGGCCATACTTGGCGAATCCATAAAAGAATAAATTCATAATTGATTGAAAAATTGCAAATATATTTACCTTTTTTATAAACATATTTCGATTATTCAAAGTCTGTCCCATATATGGATTCATCAGTTGTTGTTGTTGATCCATGTTTTTAATCTATTTAAACAAATTATTTTTTCTTATGAAATAAATCAATTCCTATTGCCACAAATACAATCATTTGTATTACTAATGCGATGAATTGTTTTGATGTCGTTACAGACACTTTATTTCTAATTTTCATAATTTTTTCATCAATTTCTTTTTTTAATTTTTGAATTTTATCTGTAACATCCGAATTCATTGTATGATTTTCTATAAATGTTGTTTCAAACATTGTATTTGTACTATAATTTATTGTTTGTATCCAGGGTATATTATCTCTTTTTTGATGAAAATTATATTCGTTTTTTTTGAGTTGTTTTATGATAAGTAATGTCAAAACTTGTTTGTTCAATTGTTCAACATCATCTTGTTCAGGTATTACTATTTCATTCAATTCATTAATATCTTTATCTATATTTTGATTTAAATAATCTTTATCAATTGAATTATTTATAAATTCATTAAATTTACTTTTGAGAAGTACTAAATTATATTCTTCATTGGAGTTGTCAATATATGTTAATAGAAAACAGAAAAGAAGTATGATTAAACAATATATTATCATTCTTGATTTCAAATATATGTGAATGATTGCATTTTGATTCACATTTTCAGATTTTGCTAAATAGATTATAAAATATACAATCAACCAAGTTCCCCAAAAAATAATTTGGAACATAATATACAAATTTACGAATGTATTGTCAATATTTAAATATTCATTGGATATAACATAAATATCAGAAAAAAACCTGGGTTTTTGTACTAAGTTTTGAATGTTATGAAAATTAAATATATATGTAATTGTTACAAGAAGTAAAATAAATGGTATTAATAATAAAATTCCTAAACCAATTTTGTTTAAAGTAATAGCTTTAAAAAATAGACACGATCGTTCTTTGAAGGCTTCAATGATTTCTGAATATAGATTACTCATTATCTTTTAAAAATATATAATATTTTAATTGGCCATATATAAAGGTAAATTTTGTTGGAAATAAATGATGACGGTTACACGTACAAAACTAAAAGTAATAAATGTTTTGAACGCAATAAAATCTGAAATATTTTTTGTATTGGAAGATTCTTCTTTATTTTTGACGAATTATGATACGTGGACAATGTTCTTCTATGAATTAATGTTACTTTTAAAAAACACATTAAATGAAATTGAAAATTTATATTTCAAGTACATACTGAACCCTCGTTTAAGATCTCTAATTAATACAATGGGTCAAACACAAAATCTTCAATCGTATTTAGATTAATGGTTTTCCCAATTAATTTTGAAACATGTAATTGAATTTTTTGTATATTGCTACATTCTTTAAAAACATTTGTTTGATTCTTTCTAAAAAACCATGATATTTTTCCTTTTTTAATATATTTTTTTATATGAACTATATCATCATTACTTATATCGTCGCCTTTATTATCATTCTCCACTATATTTTTTTCATAGTTTAAAACAACACCATTTGAAGTTTTCTCATAACCTTTTATAGAAATTTCACCAGAATGTTCTTTTTGATGACATGATTTACATAAAGCAACAAGATTATGTTTTATATTTTTATGAAAATTTTGGAAATTACCATCGTTATCACTTTTGGATTGATATTCAATATGATGTGTGTCTTGTGCTTTATTGCCACAAATTTTACAAATATCCATAAAAACTTCCTTATTATATTTTGATTGTATTGGTTTTAATAACATAATATCTAATCCATCGATCTCTTTTCTCACATTTTCTGCACTTTTCATAAAGTTAATTGGCATATCAAGTGATTTACAAACTTCTAAACCATATGTATCAATCCCTTTGCCATCTCTTAAAACCCTTTCGTATTTAATAGTACCATTGTGATCGAATGAAATATGAATATGTTTGACAAAAATATTTTTATCAATATATTGCTTAACTGTGTTTATTTTGATAAGATCATGAAGATGTGTGGCGAAAATAAAAGAGGTCTTCTTTTGTACCAAAGTATCTATTGAGCCCGATACTATGGATAAAGCTGATATAATTTCGGTACCATTACAAATCTCATCTCCTAAAACAATACTATATCGATCGCATCTTTGCATAATATTTCTCAATTCTGTCATTTCCACAGTAAAACTACTGAGACCTTTATATATGTTATCCATACCAGAAATTCTTGTAAAAATATGTCTAAAAGGGAAATAAATGAAATCATGTGATGCTACAAACATTCCAGCTTGAGCCATAATTATATTGATTCCAATAGATTTCATGAAACTACTTTTACCAGAAGAATTTATGCCATATAATAACATTCCATTACAATCTAAATTGATATCATTACCGATATATTGAAAATCGTCATTAATTCTTTCAATAATTGGATGTCTGACATATTTTGCATTTATGAAAGACGTGTCGTTATTTTGAATTATGGGTCTATAATATCTATATTGAAAAGCATTACATGCATTAGAACAGGCTACATCAATCTTGCGAATAATAAATATGAGTTGATCAATAATATCTCCAAATTTCTCATAAAATATTGTGATAAATTGTTTGTAATAAAGAGTTGTATAATTCACAATTTCACTTTGTAATTTACTGATCAATGACGAATTTTTGGAAATATTATTATTAACAATTCTAAGATTATTGGAAATTTGAGATTTAATAATATATTCATCCATAATTTCGGGACATTTCTTTTTGGCAAAATCAAATCTTTTTTTAGTCATCAAAATATGATATCCGTCCTTATCATTATAGTCAATTTTACATAACGTGTTGTCTCCATTTTCCATTGAATTAATTTGATCACAAAAATATTTAATATTTGAAAAACATTTTTCGAAATCAATAACCAATTCATCAATATTTTCATAAACTCCTTTTTTAAAAATATTTCCTTTGATATCATTTAAATTATATTTACAAACTTCATCAAAATCAAGCATTTCATTATAAAAAACGATCATATTTTCATACTCATTGATTGGTACATCATAAAATGTTTTCAATATATCAATACAATTTTCAATCGATATATTAAAACCGATCCAATCTTGTGGATTGAACTTTCCTAATATCATTTTTCTTTTTATTCTTTCCAGATCAAGTATACTTCTCAAATGTTTCATTATTTTGATATATTTTTGATCAGTTAATACAAAATCTATTTGATCATATCTTTCATTGAGTTTATCAATATCAATAATCGGATTCAATAAGAGTTCTTTGAAATAACGAGAACCAAAAGACGTACAACATTTATTTAAAATATCAATCAATGGTTTCTCATTTTTATTATTACTTATAAGATTTAATTGCAAAGCACTATTATATTCGATATTCAAATATGTATTATCATTAATTATTTCGGGTTTATTCAAATGAGTGACGATGTTGACATTGTGTTCATATGCAAATTGAAGCAAACAACATAATGCAATACGTCCATTGTGATATTTTTCAATATTCAAATTTTCAATAATTGATAACATGTTATTAATAGGGAAAGCTTTAAGAAGAATTTCGTTTTGATAATGATTCTTTTTCATATATGACATGTATTCAAAATTGTCCCATATGTAATGAATAAGAGAATTATGACCTTTAATATTTTTAACAATGGAAGATTTTTGGTGCTCAGTATAACTCTGGTCAGTGAGAACAATAATTTCAGAAGGATTATAATTAGTGACAATACGATAAACTTCATCATAAGCGAATTCTGTATCAATTTTAGAAGATCCTGCTTCAAAAACAAAAGAGTTACCAGTTGAAAGATCAATACCCGAAATGCCTACAATTGGTAAATTATTGATAAATTCAAAGTAAATCAATAACATATAATTACTTTTTTTATCATCAATATTGATTTTCATACCAGGACTCAAAATATCAGTAACTTTTCTTTCAGGATTAGGAGGATCAGATACTTGTTCAATCAAAACAATTGTAAAATTATGATTCAGTAAAATATTAGTAAATTTGTTAATAGTGTAAATAGGAAAACCTGCCATAAGTGGATTAGAAATAGAAACATCAGCTATAGATTTGTTTTTCTTTGAAATTTGAATATGGCAAATATCAGCGATAGTATAAATATAATTTGAAATATCATCTTCAATTGAATATAATTCAAAGAAACTACCAACTTGCATTAATATGATACATTTATCTCCATATTTTTCTTGATATATTTTATGATAATTTAAATAGTCATCTATAATCATTATGATACTGATGTGATACTATTTTTCAAATTTATATTTTATTAATATATAAACTAATAAAATCTTTATATATATTAGATGGATACTTTTCTAAAGTCAATCTCAAATGATATAGAAAACCATTGTAAAAATATAGATAATTTTAATAAGGAAGTGTTAACAACAATAGAGAAATCGAGTAATGATACAATCAATTCGTTATTAAACTTACTTTCAATAGAGTCACATTTACCATCTACAAATCAAAAAAGAGATACAACTTATAATCCATTTAATGAATAAAAATATTGAATAAAAATAGAAAAATGTCAAGTGTACAAGGCGACAGTTTGCAAAGTCTTTTAAAAAATGAATTTATAACTGAAAAATTATTAAAAAATATAGAACATAATCAACAATATGAATCAGTAATTGGATTATTAAATAATATAACAGGTGAAAAGGATAAGGTAAATGATAAGATATTTATAATAACAGCAGCATATGATAAAATTTATAAAAAATACAATTCTATATCACTTGTTGTACTAGTACTATCTTCAATAGCTACATTATTGGAAGCATTGCGCTTGAGTATAGTAGATTATATAGATAAACAACAACCGTCTATAAATATCGAGACAATATCATTTATAATGAATTTAATTATTCTTTTTATTGGTACGGTAATAACCATATCAAGTAGTATAATAAGATTTAGAAACTATAGAGAGATATTAGAACAATTAAAAGATAGTCAAGCCATTTTAATATCTTATCGAGATAAATATAATAAAAAATATCAAAAGGTGTTAAATTTATTAGCCTTAGATGTTCTTGAAGAGGAACAGATACAGACAATAACAGAAAAGATAACAGAATATGATGATGCAATAAAATCTGTAAATGTCTTACAATATTTGAGAAATGATGAGATAATAAAATTCAATAAATATAAAGCATTTTTTGAATTTGAAATGAGAAAGATTGACATTGATAAACAAATAGCAATAAATAAATATGAAAATTCGAGTGGTATAAATAATATAAAAATAACAGAAAAATCTAATCCAAAAATTGATGAAATGAACAAATATTCCAAAGTTCAAAAATTAAAGAGTTTTTTACAAAAAAAGAATAAGAAAGCTGAAGATCAAAACGAAATAATAGTGGAAGATCTACAAGATGTCTGAAAATATATATAAGAAATTTTTATCATAATAGATATAAATTATGTACCAGGCGAGTATTCGTGGTAAAAAAAAACATCAAAAATTTCATCAAGTGAAAGTAGACAATTTTATTGTTGATAATATAAATACCGAATATGCATATGTAAAGAAATTGTTAGGTAATTGTAATGTAAGTCTGATAACCAATTCTGGTATAGAAGCAATTGGAGTTATCAGAGGATCATTAAGAAAGTTCAATACAAGAATTGTAATAGAAGTTGGAGATATTGTAGTAGTATCAAAGAGGGAGTATCAGTCAAGTAAGGTAGATATTGTGCATAAATATAATTCAGACCAGGTTCAATATTTAATCAATGAGGAAAAGATTTCAAATATTATTCTTCATATGTATAATTATGTACCAGTGAATACAAATAATAATGAGACGGAATATGAGAATGATTCCTATATTGATTTTGGATATGTATCAAATGATTCAAACTAAATAAATATATAAGAGTATTGGTTTAAAATATAAACACCATGATATATTTAAATGATATTTGGTGCGTGTATTTTCATGACCCATATGATTTCAATTGGAATATTAAAAGTTATCATATGATAACTCAAATAAGTTCAGTAGAGGACTTTATAGATGTCTATAGAACCTTTTTTGATTTATTTCAAAATGGAATGTTTTTTATAATGAGAGAACACATAACACCAAGATGGGAAGATGAAAATAATAAAAACGGAGGATGTATTTCATTTAAAATACCTAAGACAGAAATGAAGGAAAAACTATTCGAAACATGTTGTAAATGTCTTGGCGAAACGATGGGAAAGAATAAAGATTTTTCTATGAATATAAATGGTATATCGATATGTCCTAAAAGAAATTATCATATAATAAGATTATGGTTAAGAGATAATAAATATTCATCAAGTGAAAATTACAACATTTGCGTTCCTAAGTTTTCAACAATGTTGTACAAAAATCATTATAATGACTCGTAAAACATATAAGAAATATTCAAGAATTATTTTTATGTCTATTATAGTTGAAACTTCATTGGATACTTTGTATCAAAATGTATGTTCCAAAACTTTCATAAAGAATCTTTTTTCAATGAAAGATAAGGAAAGTATCAAAAAATATAATGATGGTAAAAGAATGGTGTTTGACAGACTTTATAATGTGAAGGAATTAGATGATATTGAGGAGTTAAAACATATTCAAATACCTGATGAAATGTCAAATATTCTTGAAAAACATCTCGGACATATAGATGTAATTTTTTCAACAACACACGATGTTATAAAATATAATGAAGAATGTTTAATATTAAAATACACATCTATATTAACGAAACCAGATATCATTTATAAAATTGTTGGTTCTGCAAAATTAATTCTTTATGTGAAAATGACAATTAATAAAAACGATTCCAGTAAGATAACAATACAAACAATCAAAAGATTTGTAAATGTTGATACAATAATTGACGATGATCTGATTTTGAATACAGACAATAATAATATTCTACATAATATATATGAAGATGAATCATTGCAAATTAATGAAAGCATTATAAAGATGTCGGAAACATTATTGGGATCAGAATTAGTTCAAGAATGTATCATACCGTATATTAATAAATTATTTGCAGATGCTTTGAACGTTATTCAAGATACTTATGTTTCAAAAATGGTAAATTATTTGACAAAAAAACATTTTAAAACTTACAAAAAAATGACTTAAAACTCTTGTTGTGATAAACACAATTTAATTTCACCAAGCGATGCTATACTATATTTTAAAATAATTGGATAAGAATTTTTTAGGTAAACTTCGACATTTGAACAAAGATTTGTGCATTTTGTAAAAATTGATAAATATTTCAAACTGAAAATACCTTGTATAATTTCACGAGATTCCAAATCATTTGTTTTATTTATTGTAATATTATTTGATTTTTCTGTTCCCAATATTGTTTCTTGAGAACAAAAGTCTCCTTTGCAACTCAAGAACAATTGATTTTCTATATTTCTTATTTCAATATATTCAGCAAGATTATGCATATCTCTTATAATTTTTTGGAGATATGTAGAAGGCATTGTGATAATTGTATGAAAGTCAACTGGGGGTATTTCTATATTCAATACATCTATATCCAATGTTGCTAATTTATAATTTGTTTCTACATTCTTTTCATTATTCATTATCTTTATACCTAAGTTTCCAGGATCATTCTTTTTCATGTATAAAACAAGAAGATCATTTGTATTTATTGTTTTTATTAACATGTGAAATTTCAACATACAAATTCCCACATGTGTCTTTTTTTCGCAAAAGAATTCTTCAAATTGATCTGAATTCATTTTTAAATGGATTAGTACGATATTTGTATTGTCCATTGCAACAATTTTTATACCAGTACTATCTATTTCAAGATTCACATCTGTTAATATATCTTTTAATGCATCTACTACCTGTTTAAAAATTGGTGCCTGAACAGTCTTTATATTGAAAATAAATTCTTCGTTATTCATATTTGTATTTTATTATCAAGAAACAGCTTTAAGTCTTTTTTGTGTTCATAAAATTTTCCATTTCTTCTTCATATGAATTACAAATCTCTCTGATTTTTTCCCAATCGTGTTTGTTTTCTTGTTTTTGTTTTTGCTGTTCTTTAATTTCCCATACTTCTGTTAAAATATTAACAACATTTGAATTATGTTTTTTTATTAAACTGTCCACATCACTTTTTGTAGTGTTTTCTGGACACTGTCCTAATATTTGTTCTATTAAGTTATCCATTTTATTTAACAATCATATTTAAATATACTTATATTTACGCATATTCATATCTACATAAGATTTTGCTATTTCGTATGCCATTTTTTCATAAGGATGTTCTTTTGTATAATCTGATTGTATAACATCGCTTAAGTTTTTAGGTGTATTGGATGAATATGAAAAAAACATACATTCTTTACTTACTGGATCCATATAAATTATTTTATTGGTATCTGGATTTGATCTCATCCTATCAACTTTAATATTACATATCGTATAACCTATGTTATCAAGTAACTTTATCATGTCACCTGGATGTTGTTTTTGATAAACATGAATTTTTTCATGAATTAATGTATTTATCAGATTTTCATTATCTTCAGACATTGCTATATATTTATTGATATTTCGATTGGATAAAAAAATGACGTCACCTCTGGTATGAGGAAATCCATCCTCGTATTCGTACTCTTTATAATTTTTTGTACATCCAATTTTCCATTTGATTCTTGATATTGGTTCGCATGAAAAATTATGATATATATGGGTTTTCAAAAATTCATCTGCTTTTTTACAACATATAATTAGTTTTTCTTTCTCCTGTTTACTCAAATCTACTCCACAGTTTTTGATAATATTTATATATTCTTTCGAAGATGAAACTTTTCTTGCATATAGATCAATTTCACTTAAATTATAAACATATTTGTCTTCATCATTTTGTAAAAACTTTGATATTTCTTGTTTGTTTAAAAAAAATATATCATGTTTTGGACTTTTCTGAATTGACGTTATAGCGTAAATACTTGTAATTAATAATAATAATATTGCAATAATAATATAGTATTTCATTCTAAAGAATACTTTTATTTTTTTAACGCATCATATGTTGAACAGCTATAATATCAAGATCTTTCAATCTATAATACTCATTTTTGCCATTAGGTAATTGTCTTTTGACTATATAAGGTAATTTTCCTTGTTTCATTTCTTCTAAAGCAATTCTTCGAAAATCCATATTTGTACGTATATCCCCTTCATTTTTTATAAAGGGTTCTCCTCCCAATGAAAGCTGGTTTGTACGAAGACTTATGACTTGATTAAACTCATATTTCGTCATTATAGGTTTTGATATTTTTGTCTTATCTAAATTGACCATTGTTTTTTGATAATCATCAAACTGAACTTTCTTTTTGGTAGTCATTTATATTATATAACTATCCTCTTATAAATAGTTTATATCATTTTTTATTATATTAAAGTCAAGATATTCAAAAAATAAACTTTGAAAAAATAATGAAGATATCTCATTCTATATGAAATCTATTTACTTTTATGCGATTTACCAGTTGTAGATGGGCGTAATTTTGAAGGCTGGTTACGACTACGTGAACCTCTTCTTACTCCACTATTCACATAGTTTTGTTCTACTTGTTCACGACGTTCTTGGTCAATTCTTCTTTTAGTTTTACTTATTGCACTACGTTGTTTTTTTTTTGAACTTTGAGAAACTGAAAAACT